CCCTGTTGATTTCATGAAAAGCCTTGAGAAAACAGTAAATTGGACTTTAAAAAATCGTAACTGGTTAGTAGAATGACTCTGTGATCCCATTATTTAAGCCATTTGTGGCCCATGAGTGCATTTCTAATTTAGAAGACATCTTTAAGGGTGGCAACTTGACTGAGGGCAGTTTTTCAGATCTTTTTGAAGAAAAGTTTTCAGAATATATAGGCAATAAAAATGTATCTTTAACAAATAGCGGAACTTCAGCTTTGCATTTAGCTGGAATACTGGCTGGGATTAAATCTGGTGATGAAGTTATCACAACAGCGATGACTTGCATGGCTACTAATGAGCCATTCTTTAACATGGGAGCTAAGTTAGTTTTTGCAGATGTTGATATCACCACTGGTAATATTTGCCCACAAAGCGTTAGGTCTAAGGTCACAGACAAAACAAAAGCAATTGTCGTCGTTCATTGGGCTGGTCAACCAGTTGATTTAGATGAAATTCATTCTATAGCAAAAGAATTTAATTTAAAAGTTATTGAAGATGCAGCTCATGCATTAGGTTCAGAATATAATGGGGTTAAGATAGGAAATCATTCCGACTTCGTTTGCTTTTCTTTTCAAGCAATTAAACATCTTACCTGTGGAGATGGAGGGGCTTTAGCTTGTAAAGCCGAAGAAGATGTTATTAGGGCGAGAAAAATTAGGTGGTTTGGATTAGATCGTAAATTTAATGGGCTTAGTAGGTGGGACCAAGATATTACAGAGTCTGGCTATAAATATCACATGAACAATATTAACGCCTCTATTGGATTAGAAAATTTAAAAAATATTAATTTAATTGACAAAAGACACATAAAACATAGGAATTTTTATGATTTGAAAAAAAAAAAAAAAAAGGTGGTAAAAATGAATAAGCCTAAAAAAACTCTAAGTTCTAGTTGGATATATTCTTTACTTGTTGAAGATAGAGTTGAATTCATTTCTCACCTAAAAGAAAATGGGATATCTTGTGATAGAGTTCATGTCAGGAACGACAAGTATTCTGTATTTGGCGGGTTAAATAAAGAATTAATTTTATTGAATGAGTTCGATTCAAAACTAGTAAACATCCCAGTTGGGTGGTGGTTGTCAAAACAAGAATTGAACCATATTTGTGAATCAGTTAATAAATATTAAAATGAAAAAAGTAATTATCACAGGAGTAACAGGTCAAGACGGTAGCTTCATGGCAGACTACCTCTTGAAGCATACTGAACACACTATTGTTGCTGGTGTTCGTAGACTAAGCGTTAAGAATCATATTAATATTGCTCATCTTCTTAGCCATCCTAGATTTAAGTTGATTGATTTAGATGTTGCTGATCAAGCCAATACAGAGATGGTGATCTCGGAAGAAAAACCAGATTACTTTATTAACTTTGCAGCAAATTCTTTTGTGGGTGTGAGCTGGAAGATGCCAGTTAATCATATGGAGACTAATGCGATGGCTGTTATGTATCAGCTTGAAGCAATCCGCAAATACTGCCCCAAATGTCGTTACTATAATGCTGGCTCCTCAGAGGAGTTTGGAGACGTTTTACATGCTCCGCAGTCAGAACTTCATCCACTACGCCCAAGAAGCCCCTACGGTGTTTCTAAAGCTAGCGCGAGGCACATGGTAAAAGTATGGAGAGATTCTTATAATTTGTTCGCTATTCAAGGATGGCTGTTTAACCATGAAGGGACTCGTCGCGGAGAAGAGTTTGTAACTCGTAAGATTACCAAAAACGTAGCTCGCATTAAAAATGAATATATTAATGGTGATTTTGAGCCTCTTGAATTAGGTAATGTAGATGCCAAGCGAGATTGGAGTGATGCTGAAGATTTTGTCAAAGGTGTTTGGCTAATGCTCAATCAAGAACAGCCTAAAGAGTACGTCTTATCTTCAAATGAAACTCATACCATCCGTGAATTCGTTGAGGAGGCTTTTAATTTCGCAGGTTTTGGTTTTGAGAAGTGTCGCTGGGAAGGTCGTGGAGTTAACGAAAAATATTACCACGAAGATAAGGTTCTGGTACAGATCAATCCTGAGTTCTATCGTCCTGCTGAAGTAGACCTGCTTCTGGGAGACTCTTCATCAGCAAGAAGAGATCTTAACTGGAACCCTCAGACTGATTTCTTAGAATTAGTGAGGAAAATGGTTGCACACGATCTCAGAGAGTGTTAACCTATATTTATGCCAAGAGGTAAAAAGACCTGCCCTAGCTGTGAATCATTGGTTGCGGCTGGGGCATCCTTGTGCGTCTGTGGTCACGTTTTCAAGAAGAAGAAGGTCGCTAAGCCTAAGATAAGTAAGAGGGACATCTTAAAGAGGCTTGTTGAGGAGCCTGTAAAAAACAAAAGACTTTTTTATCAAAAAGAAATGAAGTTTTTGAACGACTTGATTGACAAGTATTCGTTGGAATTTATGAACGTGGTTAACTTCCACCGTCAGTTTGAGTCGCTCACTTATTTAAGAAGTCCTAAGCTTAAAGATACTCTTGACAAAAAATTCAGAGCGTTTAATTATGTGGTAGACGAATCAAAGTATCCACAGTACAATCTAGGCGAGAAGAGCGGCGAAGATCGCTTCGTGGAGAAGAAGAGGGTGACATTGAAAGATTTTTTAGAAGATAATTAAAATGGCTAACAAGAAGACAACAGCGACAGTAGACTCAAAAAGTTTGTTAAATAATTTTTTGAAGAATAATAAAGAGGATCACTTCAACTTTGAGGAGCAAGTGAACTATAGAGTTTCGAGTGGATCTCTTGAATTCGACCATCACCTCGATGGCGGATTTGGCCCCGGTCTGCATAGGTTTGTTGGTATGAATGAAGGAGGCAAAACATCTGCATCCTTAGAAGTTATGAAGAACTTCTTGAAAATGCCGAAAGCGAAAGGTGTTTACATCAAAGCCGAGGGTAGACTTTCAGAGCAGATGATTAAGCGTTGTGGCGTTAAGTTTGTCTATAATTACGATGAATGGGAAGATGGTACTTGTTTTGTTTTTGAGTCTAATATTTATGAAACTGTAGTGGACTTAATGAGGCAGCTTGTAGCCTCAAACGAAGAGAAGAATAAATACTGTTTTTGTTTGGACTCTGTAGATGGTTTGATTAAAAAAGCTGACAACGAAAAAACTTTTGAGGAGTCAGTTCAGGTTGCAGGTGGAGCTAACATTGCCGCAACATTCATGAAGAAGATGTCAATCGCTCTTGGTAAAAGAGGTCATATGGCAATCTTTATTTCTCAAGTCAGAGCTGATATCAAACTAGATCCATATAGCAAGGCTCCTGTTCGCCAAACTACCGCAACAGGAGGAAACGCCCTACTACACTTCGCAAACTGGATTATTGAATTTGAGCCTAGATTTTCTGGGGACCAAATACTACTCAACCCATCAAACAAAAAGATGGACCCAAAGACTAACCCTGCAATTGGTCACTATGCTAAGGTGATTGTTAAGAAGTCTCCAAACGAGAAGACTAACACTAGAATCTCTTACCCTATTCGCTACGGTAGGACTGGGGGAACATCAATTTGGGTAGAGAAAGAAATTATCGGCGCTCTTGAAGCTTGGGAGTTTATTAAAAAGGCTGGGGCTTGGATTTCTATTACAGAAGATTTTCAGAACGTATTAGCTGAAGGAGGTTTCTCTCTTCCAGAAAAAGTGCAAGGAGAGAATAAATTGTTTTCTCTTATCGAAGACGACCCTTCTCTCTGCCAATACCTTATAGCTTACTTCAAAAAAATCTTTAATGGAGAAGAATGAAGTTCTACTCCACAGACGGTAAACTAAGGAATCTAAAAAACCCCAGAAAATATCACATAGACTGGGATGCATCTAGTAGAAGTAAGTTTCAAAAAGGTGTAAAAGATTTCCTCTATCCTTATTGGAGTACAGATGTTGTATTTGAAGAATTTAGAATAGTTGGTAGTCGGTTATCACTAGACTTCTACAATGCAAATAAAAAAATTGCTATTGAAGTTCAAGGCGCTCAACATACTAGATACGTCAAACATTTCCATAAGAATAGGTACAAGTTTTTAGATCAACTGAAAAGAGATCAGAAAAAGCTGGACTTCTGTGAGATGAACAATATAAAGCTCGTAGAGATATACCCTGATGACACAGTAGATGAGTCATTTTTTGAAAACCAAGACATTTATTTATGAGCGAAGATAACGAGACATTTTCAATCCCAAGTGGTTTTGTAGAGAAGATTTACGAGATTTCTGGGGATTCAGATAGGTATAAGGGTGTGATAATGGTGGCCGCTAATGAATCAGGAGACCCTATAGTGTATAGTAAATTCGACTCTTCGATTACGGAATTAGGTTTAATAAAGGCTTTATCTCAGTATTTAGATAGATTAGAAAAAGAGAGAGCGGAGGAACTATGATTTATAGCTACGAATTAGAAAAACAACTTTTAGCTGGATTGTTAAAAGATCCTCAGTCTCTTATAGAGATTTCAAACTTTATTAGCCATAAAGACTTTTTTTCTGAGGCTTCACCT